GCGTGAGGCTGCAAAAGGGCGACGCTAATGTCCGTTCGTGTCATCGATTCACTGCTGGTTACGTTGGGCCTGGACCCCTCCGACTTCACGAAGGGGGAAAAACAGGCCGCTGCATCCGTGGTCAAAACGGAACAGCAGGTCAAGAAATCGACCGACAACATGGGCCGCGACATCACGAAGCTGGCCGCCAAATTCGTCGGCCTGTTTCTCACGGTCCAGGGCGTGCGCGGCATCATCGGGTATTTTCGCGACCTGAACGCAGCCACGCGGCAGTTGGGCAATGACTCCAAAAATTTCGGCATCGCCGCGAACGAACTGAAGTCGTGGCAAAACATCGCTGAGCTAACAGGCGGCAAGGCTGAGGAAGTCACGAAGACCGTGGCGGCCTTCCAGGACGCGCTGTTCAATCTGCGGTACCGCGGGCAGGTTTCCGATTCGCTGGTCACCCTGGGCCAGCTGGGCGTCGACCTGAATAAGGTGAAGGATTACCGCGCCCTGGTGCTGGAGACTGCCGCCGCGCTCGAGCGTAGCGGCATGACGCGGCCGGAAAAATACCAATTCGCCCGCGCGTCGGGTTTCGATGAGGGGACCACCAACGCCATCCTGTCGGGCACGAAGGGCCTGCGCGCGTACATTGATGAGCAGGACCGACAAAGCCATGTGACCGACCGGCAGATTGCAGCGGCCACGCGGTTGGAACAGGCTATCGCGCGACTCAAACGGCGGTTCGAAGATGTCTGGCGTGAAGTCCTAACAAAGGTGACCCCCACGCTGTCCCGACTATTCGAGAAAATCGGCGCGTGGCTGCTCAACAACCAGGGCCGCATCGAAAACTGGATCAACACCTTTTTGGGTTGGCTGGATGGCGATGGCCCCAAAAAATTCCTGGCGTTCCTGGGGAAAATCGGCGACGCCATTGTCACCATCGCGGACGGCATCAGCGAACTGGTGAAGGCGCTGGGCAACATCGGCAACACGAAGCTGGGCAAGTTGTTAGGGCTGGGCAGCGACCAGCAGGCCGGCCCCAACGCGCGCCAGGCCGCATACGAACACATGAACCGACCGGGCGCGGGCGATTCCCTGCGCAAACAGCGCGCGGAAGGCACCGAAGACAAACGCCCCATCTGGGACCAAATTGCCGATGAGTGGCGCGACCGCGGTGTCCGCCTGTGGGACAACGAATTCCGCGCGCTGGAAAAGGAATTCAAACTGCCCGGCGGCATCATGCAGCTGGCCGAAGAAAACACCGGCCGGTTCGGCCCTACCAAAGACGTGAACGGCGACAGCGCCCCGGAAGCCCGCCGGGCGGCGATTGCCCTGCAGCGCCTGCTGGGTGGCCGCAATACGCCCGAAGCGATGGACGAAGCCGTGGCGGCCTACAAAGCCAGCGTGTCGGGTGTCCCGGGCCCGCTGGCGACCGGCCGCGGTGCGGGTGCTACGCCCGGAGCTCGAGCAGGCACCAACATCCACAACGACGTGCACGTGGACAAAATCGACGTTTACACCCAGGCGCGCGACGCGCAGGGTATCGCCCGTGACCTGAAAGGCGCGCTGGACCGCAAGGGCGTGACCGCGCAAAGTGACACCGGGATGAATTGAACATGGCGCTGATTCCCAAACCGAAGTTCCCGAACGTGCCCCAGCTGCCGGGCGTGCCTCAGATTGCGCGTTCGTTTCAGTTTCCTGCGGGGCCCCCGCCCATCATCCTGGTGCCCATCGCTATTGGTCGACTCATTCAGGCCATCAATTCGAAGCCCACGTGGGGGATTTTCGATAACGCTGGCAACCAGGTCGTGAACCCCACGAACGTCGTGGACTTCGGGTACCGCCAGGACTCCGCGGTGTCGAACTTCCCGGTGCAGAACGGGCGCTTTGCGTCATATGACAAGGTGGCCAGCCCGTTCGAAGCCTCCGTGCGAATGACGAAGGCCGGCACCAAAGCCGAACGCACCGCGTTCCTGGATCAAATCCAGCGGGTGCAGGAAAGCCTGGACCGTTTCACCATCATGACCCCGGAGAAAAGCTACCTGGACTGCAACGTCCTGCGTTTCGAGCTCACGCGCCGCGGCGCCGGTGGTGCCTTCTACCTGTCGGAAGTCGACCTATATTTCACGCAAATCCGCACCGTGACCGCGCAGTACGTCACCACCACGGTGAACACGCAAGACGCGCAGGAACCAGGGGCGAAACCGCCTAACAATCTGGGGAACGTGCAGTCGCAGAATTACACCCAGCCGCTGCCGCCGGGCATCGTGGGTGCCGCATGAACCAGCAGGTGCCCCTGGAGGCTGTCCCATCCCAGAACCTGTCGGTGGCGCTGGGTGGCCAGCAGGCCAACATTTCCGTGTACCAGCGCGGGGACAATCTTTATTTCGACCTGACCAGCAACGGTTCCCCCATCGTCACCACGCGCATCTGTCGCAACAAACAGCTGCTGCTCATCGACGCGTTGTACCGCGGGTTCCGGGGCGATTTCATGTTCCTGGACACCCAGGGCGACGAACAACCTAACTACACGGGCCTGGGGACGCGATACCTGCTGTTGTATCTGGAGTCGTGACGCGTGGACAGTTTCACCCGCAAGCGCCTGCGCATCACGTTCATCCTGACCGGGTCCAACATGGTTTTCCCGGGCACGAACAGCAACACCCTAATCCTGGAGGGCCTGCGCACCGTGGCCACCATCCAGGCCGTCGCTAACCAGGCGACGCAGGCGGACATCCGCATTTATGGCATGACGCAGCCGGACATGGACGCGCTGACCGTGCTGTGGTTCAACCTGGAAAACGCCATCCGCAACCACGTGGTCATCGTGGAGGCCAATGACGGCAACGGGTGGACCCAGGTTTTTTCGGGCGCCCCCATCGAAGCGCAACCGGAGTACCGCGGCGCGCCCGAAGTCTATTTCCACGTGATGGCGCAGCTGCAGTATTTTTCGCAGCTGAACCCCACCGCTGCGACTAGCTACCCGGGCGAAGCCACGGTGGTGTCGGTGCTGGAAGCGCTGGCGCCCCTGGCTGACCTAACAATCGAAAACAATGGCGTGACGGCCGTTCTGAAAAACCCCTACTTTTACGGCACCGTGTTCGACCAGATGCGTGCGGTGTGCCGCGCGGCCGGCGTCGACTGGTACCTAAAGGGCCGCGTGTTTTCCATCACTCCGCAGGGTTCGGCGCGGTTCAACCCGCCCGTCGTGGTCCTGACGCCAGACACGGGCCTGATGGGTTACCCGGTGGCCGGCCGCGCGGGCGGTGACATTGGCATCACCCTGCAGTGCCTGTTCAATCCGGCCATCGACTGCGGGTACCCCCTCGAGGTGCGCGACAGCGAACAATTCTGGGCGAACGGCCGCTGGAAGCCCGTGGCCATGACGCATTCCCTGGCGGCCAACATGCCGAACGGCGAATGGTCCAGCGAACTGTTCTGCCTGCCTGTGCGCCCTGTCAACCAGCAGGGTGTGCAATCGTGACCGCATCAGCCCAACAGACCGCCGAATCCATCGCCAGCGAATGGGCGGCCCTCACGTTCGTCATCCAGCAGGTGCTGAACCGGGTGGCCACGTCCACGCTGGTCCAGGTGAAGGGCGTTACAAACGCGGGCGAGCTCAGCCCGGTCGGCTTCGTGGACGTGCAGCCGCTGGTCAACCTGCTGACCGGGAACGGCGAGTCGCACCCGCACGGCATCGTGTACAACGTGCCGTACATGCGCCTGCAGGGCGGCACCAACGCCATCATTCTGGACCCCCAGGTCGGTGACATCGGCATCTGCCAGTTCGCGTCGCGCGACATCAGCGCGGTGAAGACTGCGAAGGGCCCGGCCAACCCCGGCAGCAAACGCCAGTTCGATTATGCGGACGGCTTGTACATCGGGGGCGTGCTGAACGGGGTGCCCGAACAATACATCCAGTTCGCCGACGGCGGCATCACGGTCCTGTCCCCCACCAAAATCACACTGCAGGCGCCGCAAATCGACATCAAGGGCCCCGTCACGCAGACCGACGGGGACGTGTCCCTGGCCCAGAATCTCAGCGTGGGCGATACTGCGACGGCTGCCACCGACGTAATCGGCGGGGGCAAGTCACTGAAGACGCACACCCACAGCGGGGTCACCCCTGGCGGTGGGAACACCGGGCCGCCAACGTGAAAACGCTACTGCTGGACAATTCGAACTGGGATATTTTGCTGGATGCCGGCGGCAACCTGGCAATCGCGGAAGCGCCCTACCAGCTGGCGCAGGACGTGGCCAGCGCCCTCAAGTTGTTCAGCGGCGAACTGTTTTACAATACGGCCAACGGCATCCCGTACCTGTCGACCATCCTGGGGTTCGCGCCCCCGCTGACGGTTTTTCAGGAATACATGGTGCAGGCGGCGATGACGGTGCCGGGCGTGGTCGCTGCGTCGTGCACCATCACCGCGTTCGAAAATCGCGCCATCACCGGCCAGGTGGTGTTTACGACCGACACGGGCCTGCAAGCCCAGGTGAGTTTCTGACA